GAAACCCAGATGCTCAAGAATATGCGTCAACGGGCCGGTGAATATGAGCAGGACCAACTGCAGGCCATTGGGGCTATGGGTGGATCTTCAGTGTACGTGTTGCTGACAGCCACTAAGTGCCGGGCCGCTATTTCATGGCTGAATGACCTGTTGAGACCCGTAGGCGACCGGCCTTGGGGTATCAGACCGACACCCGTCGCTGAATTATCGGGAGATCGCCGCGAACAGATAGCCGCAGAAGCTGAGGCTGTGGGTGCAGAAGCCATCGCAGCTGTTATGCAGGTGGCTGACCAAATTGACCCAGCCATTCTGACCGCAGAGATCGCAGAGTTTTTAGGCCGTCGGCAAGATGAGATGCTGAAAGAGATTCAGGAAGAGGCTGAGGTAGGCGCAGAGCGCATGACGCTTCTGATGGATGACCAACTGCAGCAAGGCGGGTGGAACAATTCATTCTGGCAGGTTGTGGACGACATCGCTACCATGCCAGCAGGTATCATCAAGGGCCCCGTTATCCGCAAAGAAAAAACACAGCAGTGGGTGCAAGGACCGGACGGCAAGTGGGTTGTATCCACAGAGCCTGATTACGTGCCCAAGTTCTACCGCGTATCCCCGTTTGACCTCTACCCATCACCTGACTCCCGACATCCTGACGACGGATACCTGATTGAACGCCATAAACTTACCCGCTCAGAGCTTCAGTCTATGATAGGTGTTCCCGGCTACTCAGAAGAGGCCATACGCAAGGTGCTGGATGAATACGGCACTGGGTACATCACTACGCTATCAATTGATTCAGAGCGTGCTCCACTTGAGTTTTCTGGCAATACCAACCCGTACAAACAGAAGGGTGAGAAGATTGAGGCGCTTGAGTTTTGGGGATCAGTGCAGGGCAAGATGCTGATTGACTGGGGTATGAAAGACAATATTGATTCGCTGCTTGAGTATGAAGTCAACGCTTGGAAAATAGGCAACCACGTCATCAGGGCCATTATTAACCCGGACAAGTTAGGCCGCAAACCATACTCGGTTGATTCTTGGGAGCGTATCCCCGGATCGTTCTGGGGACGTGGCGTACCTGAGCTGATGGGAGACATTCAGGATGTCTGTAACTCACTGGCTCGCAGCATTGTGAATAACGCAGGTATCGCTTCTGGTCCACAGGTTGAGATTAACACCGACCGATGTGACAACTCAGAAGGCGTTCACCCATGGAAGATTTGGGAAGTCACCAACACTCAGATGAGCGACGCCCCTGCAGTCAGATTTACCACGCCTCCCTGTATTGTGGAGCCGCTACTGCGGGTGTTTGACCACTTTTCTGCACAAGCTGAAGACCAGACTGGTATCCCCCGGTGGGCCTATGGCCGGTCGAACCCCGGTGACGCAAGCTCAACATCGTCCGGGTTGTCTATGCTGATGACATCTGCAAGCCGTGGCATCAAAGAGGTTGTGTCGCATTTAGATACCATGATCTCTGCCTGTATTGAGCGGCTGTACGATTACAACATGAATTACAGCGAAGACGAGTCGGTCAAACGTGATTGCCGCATTATAGCCCGTGGGTCCACCTCTATCCTCCAACGCGAGCAGCGCCTGCAGCAACTTAATCAGGTGCTGGCTCAAACCAATAACCCGACCGACATGCAGATTATCGGTCTTGATGGCAGGGCCAAATTACTGACTGAGTCTATCAAGGCTATGGATATGGACATCGAAGGCATCGTGCCCACCAAGGATGAGCTTAAAGAGCTGGTGGCCAAAGTGGAGCAACAACAGGCTGCATTGCTGGCAGCGGGACAAAATCCGGGTCAAGCCAAAGGGGTGGCGCCAAACGCAGCTCCAGACATGCTTGATCCTGCTGGCAATAAAGCTGGTGGGGAGTCAGCCAGCCTGTTCCAGAACCTGCCTGCTGACATGGGTGGGGCGCCGCCGAATGGAGTGCCTGCCCAGCCATGATGGAGTTATCGAGAGAAGAAGAAGTCGGGTTGCTGCGGCAGCTCCGTACTTTGCAGGGATCGCTCTTTGAAAAGCTGTTGAAGTCTATGTTGGAGAAAACAGACCAAGAATTGCGTTATGCCAGCGGAGACACTGTACCGAGGCATCAGGGGCGAGCACAGCTCCTAGATGAACTGTTAAAAGACATCAGTGACTCACGGGCTGATCTTGAGAAGATTGAGCGGCCCAAGCCTGACATGCGCAAAGCATTTTAACCCAGCCACAGAGCGGGTACCAAACCAGCCTAGCCATTGAGCAGGCACAAGGAGTAGCACCATGGCCGTATTATCGCCCATCGAAAGAGCAGAAGCAGAGCTGCAGGCACTGGAGTCGGCATTCACCGCAGCCGAACCCCAACAGCCGTCACCCCAGCCACAAGCCCAAGAGCCAGAATCTACCCAGCAATCAGCCCCGCAGCCACAAGCTGACGAGTACTACCAGAAGTGGAAGAGTCTGGACGGGATGCTGAGGAAGAAGGATGAGCAAATTGCCCAGATGTCGGAACAATATGGGAGCTTGCTGAACCAATTTAACGCTCTGGCACAGCAGATTGCCCAGTCGCCTCAACCAGCTCCCCAGCCACCAGCGGACCAGATCAGTGAACTGTCTGCGGCTTATGGCGGGGACACCGTAGAAGCGATACAAAAGGTGCTTGATGCTATGTACGCCAACAAGCTGGCAGGGGTGGACGCCCAAGCTGAAGAACTGGCCCAGATCAAGAGTAGCGTAGCCAGTCTCGCTAAAGAGACTGATCGCTCCAAGTCAGAACGGTTTCAGTCAGAATTGGGTGTGAAGGTCTCCGACTGGAGAACCATTATCGCTTCCCAAGAGTGGAACATGTGGCTTGATTCCAACCACGACGACATCACTGGCCAGTCGTACCGCTCCATTTTTGATGTGGCAAATGATGAATGGGCAATGTCCCCTATGGTAGCTCTCATGAACAAGTTCAAGACAACGTCAGTTCAGCCACAACCGCAGGTGGACCCAAGGGCACACCTAGCAGTACCAAGTGGCGGTATCGGGACCGGGGCTCCATCGAGTGCTCAACCAAAAGTATGGAGAAGCTCAGAGGTGGAATCCGCATACGAGATGCGCAGACGTGGTGCGTACACTGATGAGCAGTGGTTGGCTATTGATCAGGACATCATGATGGCCAACATGGAAGGCAGAATCGTCGCAGGATAGCACTGTCGTGAGATAGAGCGCTTTTATTACAACAACTTAGAAGCGTCGAGATGACGCTAAGGAGATATTCAAATGGCACAGATTCAGATTGTAGGTTCAAGTGAAGTAGGTCGCGCAGCCGGTTATCCGAGTTTTAGCTCGGTATCCGTCAGCTCCATGACCCCTATTATTTATGCTCAGAAGACCCTGATCAAGTTTTACAAGAAGACCTTCTTGAGCGAGATCACCAACACTGAGTATGAAGGCAGCATTAAGGCTCAGGGCGACAAGGTCATCATCCGCACCACTCCTGACATCACCATCCGTGATTACGAGCTTGGTCAGGACCTGACCTATGAGACCCCTACCTCCGCCAGCATCATGCTGGAGGTCGACAAGGCCAAGTACTATGCCTTCAAGATCGACAAGGTGGATGAGTTACAGAACAGCATCAACCAGTTTGAAAAATGGACCAGCGATGCCGCTGAGCAGTTGAAGATCGAGATCGAGACCAAGTTCTTGGTTGACGTGTTCAAAACCAACGTGGCTACCAACGTGTCCAGCTACAACCGTGGCGCAGCTGCTACCGGTCTGGGTGGTGTTTCTGGTAACTACCTGCTGGGTGGTTCTGACGCAACCAAGGGTATGTCCATCGCCAACCGTGGCTCTGCTTCTGCTACTCTGGCCTCCGTTGATCCGATCGACGCCATCATGGCCGCCGAATCAGTATTGACTGAGCAGAACGCACCGCAAGATAGCCAGCGCTGGATGGTTATCCCCACTTGGTTCGCCTACACCCTGCAGACTTCCGAACTCCGCCGTGCTGACGGTGGTGGCTATCCTGCCAACCAAGGGGTTCTGGAGAACGGTAAACTGGGCCGTCTGGGTATGTTCAACCTGTATGTGTCCAACAACCTGCCCCTGCATGCCACTTCAACTGCAGCAGGCGGAACCAACCCTGCTTGTACCATCATCCCCTTCGGCCACAAAGTAGCGCTGACTTTTGCTACCCAACTGACCGATACCGAGATGATGCCCCACCCGCTGAACTTCGGCAAGATTATGCGTGGCCTGCAAGTCTACGGCTACAAGTCAGTCAAGCCCGAGGCAGCCGGTACTCTGCTGGCAGCGCGCCTGTAGTAACCATCACGGCCCCGGTGTAACAGCCGGGGCTTAACTTACACGGAGAACTGATATGGCTACTAAAACCGTAACTACCATCCGTAATGGCGTGAAAACGTCTTGCGGGAAAGAAGTTTTTGTTGCGCAGGAGACGATTGACTACGCTCTTGACGCTGCCCTGACCGGAGCTAACCTGCTGGCCACTGCTGACGTTGTGGAGCACGTGACTGTGCCTGCCGGGCACGTTGTACTCGGTGCCAGTCTGTTTGTTGATAGAGCGCCTACCGGCCTCACTTCACCGACTATCACACTCGAAGTTGGTGCTACTGCAGTCACCGCAGCCATCACCCCTGTGACCGGCACGCACTTCCCCTCCACTACCGGTACCCCGGCAGTTGCCGCAGCAGCCGCAGCAGCTAAATGCACGCTTACGTTCGGCGGATCTGGCACGGTCACCAACGGCGGAAAGTACACTGTTTCCCTGTTCTTGGCACAGATTTAATCACACCTCGGGGGCTTCGGCCCCCATCTTTTAAGGAGCATATGATGACCAGCTATGTAATGCGTACAAGTAATGGTGTGCTGTATCCCTACGACACTCACTCCCATTTGCTTGAGCAAGACCCATCCAAGTACAAACTGTATCAAGAAGGCGTGTCTGACCCTGCCGCCATGTCTGATGAGGACCGCAAAAACGCCGTGATCAAGGCCGTATTTTCAGTGCCTGTGGAAGACTACACCAAGCAAGGCAAGCCACCTGTAGCCATGGTGTCTGAGCTGGCCGGGTTTAAGGTGTCCAGTGATGAGGTTGAAGCCGCTATGGAGCAGACCAAGTGACAGGCCAAGCCATGATCACCAAGTTGCGCTACCGGCTTGATGACGCTGTTGGAGCTCCCAGCAACGCAATGTGGTCAGACGACGAGCTCCTGTCGTACCTTGATGCTGTTCAAGCTGAGATAGCCGAAGA